TCTACGATTATAAGACTAACAAGGAAATAAAAAAAGAATCATACAAAAACTGGGAGGGAGTTTCTAAGAAAATGAATTCTCCTGTAAACCACCTCGATGACTGTAATTATAACCACTACAGTCTACAGTTAAGTATGTACATGTATATTATTTTAAAGCACAATCCTAAACTTAAACCAGGAGGTCTTATTCTAGACCACGTAATCTTTGAAGATATTGGTATAGATGAAAGAGGTAACAAGATCCACAAATTAGATAATAATAATAACCCTATTATTTCTAAAATTGAAAGGTACGAGTTGCCATATCTTAAGACAGAGGTTATAGCTATCATAAGACATTTAGAGCAATGATGTTACAGTTAGACCCTATGATACCAATCTTTAGGGTTTCTGATAAAATGGAAGGGTATGCTTTTTTAGTTATAGACTACAGTCAAGAGCACGATCTTTTATTTACATGTGCAATGGATGATGGAAAGATATGGACATTGAATAATAAAGAAATACGATTTTGTAAAAATATAAGCTTAGACAGAAAATGATTGTAAAACTATTTGATATTCAGAACAATGTGGTAGTTCCTACGGAGCATTGTTACACTCTTGAGACTCTCAAGAAAATAATGGATGAACATCCCGAAGACTATCTTAAAATATATCAGTATATATTTTACATGACGTGTCCAAATCCTGATATAAATCCTTTCTTTAATATATCTGAAACAGACAAGGAAGAAATAATAATGCACGAAATAAATGCTGAGTTTTCTACTGATGACGAAAGTATAATTGCAGCACTAAAATTCTGTAAGGACTTATATGAAACTCCTACCTCTAGAGCATACAGGGGTATAAAACAAATGCTAGATAAACTAGCAGATTATATGGAGTCCACAGAGATTACACATGGTAGGGATGGTAATATTAACTCTCTTGTAGCGGCTGCCGCTAAGTTTCAGCAAATCCGCGAAAGTTATAAAGGTGCCTTTAAAGATCTCCAAGAAGAACAGAAAAGTCAAGTACGAGGCGGGCAAGGACTTGCATATGATCAACTAGATTAATTTTGACTTAACCTATTTACCCGTATCTTTATAGTATGGGACGCACTAACATAGAAAAGACACCCCCAAAAGGTGATATCAAGTTCTCGATAACTTTATCGGAAGAACAGAAAAGAGCTAAGGAGCTTATTATTAGCAAACCATATAGTTTTCTAATAGGTTTTGCAGGAAGTGGTAAAACACTTGTTGCTGTACAGATAGCGTTAGATTTATATTTTAAGCGAAAAGTAAATAAGATAATTATTACTAGACCAACTGTATCTACTGAAGATAATGGTTTTCTTCCTGGATCTGAAAAAGAAAAAATGGAACCTTGGTTAGTACCTATAAAATCTAATATGAGAAAGGTATACGACAAGGCGGATATTCTAAACAAAATGGAAGAAGAGGGTGCTATTGAATTAGTATCCCTCAGTCACTTCAGAGGTAGAACATTTGAAAATGCTGTATGTATAGTAGATGAGTTTCAGAATTTAACCAAAGCACAGCTTCAAATGTGTGTGGGTAGATTAGGTAAAGACTCATATATGATATTTACAGGAGATGTGCAGCAGATAGATCTTAAAATAAAAAGTGATTCTGCAATCCACGATATACCAAAAGTAGAAAAGTCTAAGTTTGTAAATAAGATTATTCTTACAGAAAATCATAGGCACGAAGCTCTCAACGAGATTCTAAAATTGTTAAATGAGTACTGAAATATATCAGAATATACCTACCTATGAAAATGGTAATTGGACACTGACTAGTTTTGATAGCAGACAGGACTTTTACAATTTTATATTTTCTATTTTTAAAGAACCTGGTAAGTATGAGTTTGATGAAACCAGTAGATTGTTTAATGAACAAGCAAAACTCTTTAATAAAAACGGAGTGTATTGCATTGCACCATCCGGAACTAAAGACTATATAAAATACTGGGACACAGAAAAAGAAAAATGTAGGAAAGGAGTTATTTACAAGGCGGGTACCAAAAATTGGTACATTACTCGTGACTACTATATGTGGTTAAACTTCTTACCTATCTATAATAAAGAGACTCAGAAGTTTGGTTTTGCTGATGTTCGGGATGCACAGTATCATATGTCTTTATATGAGATTCTAGCTGAATTAGATTATAAACACTGTGCTATATTAAAGAAACGTCAGATAGCAAGCTCATATTTTCATTCCGGCAAACTAATTAACCAGATATGGTTTGAGGAAGGGGTGACTTTGAAAATGGGAGGGAGTCTAAAAGACTATGTAAACGAGAAAGGTACGTGGAAGTTTTTGCAGGAATACGAAGCTTTTTTAAATAAACATACAGCGTGGTACAGACCTATGAACCCGCAGAAAGCAATGTTTTGGCAGCAAAAGATTGAGATTGTAAACTTTATTGGTGGTCAGAAGAGGAAGACAGAAAAGGGACTTAAAGGTGTTATTCAAGCAATGTCCTTTGAAAAAAGTCCTACTACAGGTGTCGGTGGTCCTTCAAAGTATTTCTTTCATGAAGAAGCTGGTATCGCACCTAGGATGAACGAAACCTATGAGTATCTACGTCCTGCGTTACGTTCAGGTATGATTACAACAGGTATGTTTGTAGCTGCTGGATCAGTGGGTGATCTTAGTCAGTGCGAACCATTGCGTAAACTTATACTTCAGCCTGATGCTAACGATATATATTCTGTAGAAACTAATCTTATAGATGGTATAGGTACTACCGGACGTAGCGGTCTTTTTATACCTGAACAATGGTCTATGCCTCCATATATAGATGACTATGGTAATTCTAAGGTAGAAGAATCTTTAGAAGCTTTAAATGAACAATTTGCTAAATGGAAGAACGATCTAGATCCACAGGAATATCAGCTCCGTATTTCACAGCACCCTAGAAATATAAAAGAAGCATTTGACTTTAGAACTCTTTCTATTTTTCCTGCGCACCTGGTTACTGCACAAATACATAGAATAGAAGAGAAGCTATACCCATATGAGTTTATTGACTTATATAGAGATATCAAAGGTGATATTATTGCAGAGACAACAAATAAACTCCCTATTATGGAGTTTCCTATTAGTAAGAAAACTGAAGATAAAACAGGAACAATTGTTGTTTGGGAAAGACCTAGTAAAGAACCTGAATTTGGTACATACTATGCGTCAATTGACCCGGTATCTGAAGGTAAGACTACTACATCCGATTCTCTCTGTTCTATATACATTTACAAAGGTCCTGTAGAGGTAACTAAAAATAACGGTTCGGAAGTACAAACCTATATAGAAAGAGATAAGATTGTTGCCGCATGGTGTGGTCGCTTTGATGATATAAAAAAGACACACGAGCGTTTAGAACTGTTAATAGAATGGTATAATGCGTGGACTATAGTAGAAAACAATATCCCGCAGTTCATTACCCACATGATCGATAGGAAAAAGCAACGATACCTGGTACCTAGATCACAAATTCTATTTTTAAAAGATTTGGGTGCAAATGCTAATGTATACCAGGAGTACGGGTGGAGAAACACCGGTACCCTATTTAAGAGTCACATGTTAAGCTATGCTATAGATTTCTTAACAGAAGAACTAGATCAGGAGGTTACAAGTGAAGGTAAAATAGTAAGAACTACTTATGGTATAGAACGTATACCAGATCCTATGCTTCTTAAAGAAATGATGGAATATAGGGATGGTGTAAACGTCGACCGTCTTGTTTCGTTTGCGGCACTAATAGCATTTTCTAAAGTGCAGCAGGCAAACAGAGGATATAAGAAAAGATATGAAGAAACTGCAGACGCAAAAAAATTGGATAATAATAATAAATTCAGTAAATTAGTTAGGAGCCCGTTTCGTCACATTGGTGGAGCGGCAAAACCTTTTGACAATATGCGTTTGCCAAAACAACCGTTTAGAAATTTAAGATAGTATGCAGATATATAATGCAATGCAGATTAAGGCGGGTGCTAAGACAGAGTACAACAAAATGGGTACTCTTAACCAGCCTATTCAGTTTTTACCAAGATCTAAAAAAGACAAAGATTGGGCAGCATGGTGTCTTGATTGGTTGGAGTGGCAAGGACTAAAGATGGTACGTCGCAATGCGCGCCGATTAATGAAAAACTATAAACTTGCAAAAGGTCTTATAGACAGAACAGATTATGTTATTGAAGAAGATAATGAGTATGCTGATCTTATAGACACCTTAACAAAAGAAGATGCATCTGCATTAGAGCTAAAGTTTTATCCGATTATACCTAACGTTATTAATACTCTGACATCTGAGTTTTCTAAACGTGTTACTAGAGTTACCTATGGTGCTGTAGATGAGTATTCTTATAATGAGATGTTAGAGCAGAAGAAAGCTGAAGTTGAACAATT